TATTACAACACGAGCCAGCAGGGCCCGGAGCCCTCCATTCGCGGTCGCAAGCTCTACATCCCGCTCAATGCGTGGTTCTGCAACAACAGCCGCACCGCGTTTCCGCTGGTGGCGCTGCAGTACAACGAGCTGCAGATTGACGTGGTCATGCGCCCCGTGCGCGAGCTGTTTGTCACGCGCGACGTCACGTATCCGGCCGCGACGCCCGCCCAAGTGGCCCAGGCGCCCTTCATTCAGCCCAACTTCAACGAGCCGGAGTATCAATTCTACCGCTTCTTGCAGCCGCCGCCGGGCGCCGACATCACGACGGCCGACATGTATTCCGACAAGCGCACGGACTGGAACGCGGATGTGCATCTCCTGTCCACGTACTGCTTTCTGTCGGCCGAGGAGTCGCGCGTGTTTGCGTCCCAGGAGCAGAAGTACTTGCTCAAGGAAGCGTACGAGTGGGACTTCAAGAACATCACGGGCAGCCACCGCGTGGAGCTGCAGAACACGATGGGCATGGTGGCCACGTGGATGTTCATGTTCCAGCGCAGCGACATCAACCTGCGCAACCAGTGGAGCAATTACACGAACTGGCCGTACGCGAACGTGATTCCGGCCGACGTGGTGCTTGCCTCCGGCATCGGAACCTACCCGAATCCGTGTCCACCACCGAAACCCGTGAACATTGGTCCCGGCGTGGAGCCGGATGGCACGACGGCAACCGGACTGTACGTCACGCAGAACTACAGCGTGGAAAACCAGCAAGAAATCCTGCAGCAGCTCGGCATCCTGCTGAACGGCTCGTACCGCGAAAACATGCTGGAATCCGGCGTGTACAACTACGTGGAGAAATACATCCGGACCACGGGGTCTGCCCCGTTCGGACTCTACATCTACAATTTCGGGCTGGATGCGAGCAATGCCGCGTACCAGCCCAGCGGCGCCATCAACACGAGCAAGTTTTCCACAATTGAGCTGGAATTTAGCACGTATGCGCCGCCGCTGGACCCGAGCGCCAACTTTTACACGATTTGCGACCCCGTCATTGGGCCCATTGGGGTGAATAAACCGAATTGGCGCATCTACGATTACAACTACGACCTGACCGTGCTGGAAGAGCGCTACAACGTCATCACGTTCATTGGCGGCAACTGCGCGCTCATGTACGCCAGATAAGACAGAAGACAGTCGCGCGCAATTTAGCAACCCACGCCAAACGATGATGACAATGACAATGATAATAATAAATATTATAATAATTTAGTATTATAATACTCCGCAGCCACATTTTGCAAATGGAATTTACCCCTTTGAGCAATGTGCCAGTGAAACTAGATCCAACGGAATCCGTTCCGTCACAAAAAATTATGGATTATTTCAAGTTGATTTTGAAAATATTGGCCGGATTCCTCCTGTTTTGTTGGACCAGCACGTCCAACTACTTGAACTCGCTGAACATTAACACCGATGCCATGTATCCCATTTTTGGTACAACAAAAACGCAACTTACAGAGAAGAAGGCAGCGGCAGAGCGATCACCCGAAAACGTGTTGCGGAATAAGGGTTTATCCAGGTTTGAAGACTTTGGACTATCAAACCCGGCTGAATACATGACACAATACACGATGAATGTTAAAACCAATCCGTACGCAACTATGTTCAATCCTGGAGGGATTGACATGAAAGATGAAAAAGCAATAAAAGAAAAAGTAGGAATGGCATGGTGGTATGAACGCACCCAGCAGTCGTCATATCAAGCGGGCGGCTTAATTTTGCACTATGTTTTTAACTTTTTCAATGGTTGGATACAGGGATTAGGCAAAGAAGAAGAAAAAGGCAAACCCAAATCAGCGCTCCTTAAGTTCTTTTCATTTCTTCAATGGTTGTTTATATTTGGAATAGGATCAAATGCGTGCTTTGCAATTTTGTTAGTGTTCGTATTCTTATTATGGATCCCCGGATTTTTGGGCGGGTTAACCGCATTCATGCCTCTCGCGTATTACACGCAATCATCCATTCTGAAATTAGCGTATAAAGGATTCCTCCTGTTTTGGACATTTGTGTGGATGTGCATTGTGGGTTGGGTCACATTTTTCCCCGTCATTTACGGATTTTTTCATTTATTGTACCTCACGTTGTTCAAACAACTGAAAGACGATCTAGCCGGGTTTGTGGACGTATTTATGAAACGCATGGGCCAGCTCATGTACATTTACATTACGGTGGCGTTCATCATCGCGCTTGCATCTGAAGATTTGCCCAAGGAAACCAAAATCACGGTTGCGGTAGTGTTCGGGGCATCGCTGGTCTATGCCGCATACAAGTATCGAACCAGCACACCAGAAAGCATAAACAAGAGCGTAGAAAACACAAAGATCGTTTGAAGCATTTTGAAGCATTTTGAAGAAATGGGTAAATCAAATATAATTGCAAAACATATAAACCTAACTCCCCCAGTTTTATTATTATTCGTAATTCGTAATAATAAATCGCACATCGCCGTAATGCAACCGTTCGTCAGCGTCTGCACGCCCACGTTCAACCGCCGCCCCTTCATTGCCGCCATGCTGCAGTGCTTCCACCACCAAACGTACCCAAAAGACCGCATGGAGTGGATCATCGTGGATGACGGCACCGACCCGATTGCGGACCTCGTGTCCCAGCATCCGTGCGTCAAATACTACCGACTGGAAGAAAAGATTTCTCTCGGCAAGAAGCGCAACCTCATGCACGAAAAGGCGCGCGGCGACATCATCGTCTACATGGACGACGACGACTACTACCCGCCCGAGCGCGTGTCGCACGCGGTGGACACCCTGCTGCACCACAAAAAACGGAAAACCGGCGTCAAACTGGCGGGCAGCAGCGAAATGTGCATTTATTTCAAATACGGGGAACTACGTTCCCCGCACCCCTCCTCTTCAGGCCCCGCAACCACAGGCCCCGCAACCACAGGCCGCGGCCAAATGGTGCAGTTCGGTCCCTACGGTCCCAACCACGCCACCGCCGCCACGTTTGCGTTCTGGAAGGAGCTGCTCTCCGAACTGAATCTGGCGTACGACCCGGACGCGTGCTTGGCCGAAGAGCGCGCGTTTTTGCGCGGGTACACCGTCCCCATGGCGCAGCTGGACCCTATGAAGGTCATTCTCGTGTTTTCGCACGAGCACAACACGTTCGACAAGCGCGTGCTGCTGCAAAATTTGGGCAAACCAAACTCCGGCATGCAAGTGAGCACGCGAACCGTCGCGGACTTCATCAAGGAGCCGGACCTGCTGCAGTTCTACATGCGCGACGTGGACGCGGCACTGCAATTATATGACCCCGGTCATCCCTCAATGAAACCCGATGTTCTTCAACAAATCCGAGAGAAATTACAGAAAAATAATGGCCATTCAAACCAAAACCAAAATCAAAATCAAAATCAAAATCAAAATCAGAACCAAAACACGGTATTAAAAACATTGATTACGTTCAAGGCCCCGAACGCCATTGACCGCAGCATGACGGTGGAGGAGTTGATACGCACGGTGCAGACCCAGGCCGAAAAACTGGAAAAAATGCGGGAATTGTGTGACAAAAAGATCCGCGAAAATTCGGACCTGCTTGCCACTATTAAGGATCGCGACGAAGTCATCGCCGCGCAGCTGGACACCATTGAGCGTCAGGGCGCGTTGCTGGATAAGCCCGAGAGTTAGTCGCACGGGTCGTCGTCGAGCTCCGGCAAAACTTCGCTGGGGTACGTGCATTTGTTCAAATAGCGCTGCATGCGCTGAATGTCCAGTTTCGTGATTTCAAATTCTTCAATGATGCCATCCAGCTGCTTGTCGTCCGCATTGGCAAACGCGTTCAAAAAAAAGGCGAACAAATCTTTCTTGTCCATCCCGAATTTTTGGCACATCATTTGAATGAACAGGGAGTTGTTGTATTCGGTGCTGTATTTGGTGAGAACCTTCGTGAACCGCACCTCCGACGGGTTGAACTTCGGGCACGGGTTGAACCGCTCGTGATACAGCTTGTTGTTGTAAAACGTTTTAACGAGCGAGCTCATTTCGTTGAACTGCCAAATCTGTTTTTGAAATGTGATGCGATCAATGTAGTCCGCAAAACAAATGTTGTCCAGCGCGCACTTGTAAAAGGCAAACGCATCCTGCTGACGCGGCACTTTGGCCAACGCGTCCACCACGTTTTCGTGCCACAGCAAGCCCACAATGGTGCGGTCCGTCTCGTTCATCAACACCGAGTGGTCGCCGAGCGCGCACGGCGTGTTAATGATTTTCTTCACAATGGTTTTGCTGTCTTCGTTGTTGGTCTTGGGTTGAAAGATGGTTTGAACGAGGGTGTTGCTGTAATCGGCCCCGGCACCGTTGGACCCGTTATTGTTCAAAATGCCACTAATGATGGAAATTTTGCGAAGGTCGCATTGGATGAACCGGGCCACGTTTTTGTGCAGCGTTGCATCGCGGGAATGCAGCACCGACGTAAGAATCACGCTCACTTGGTCCAACGCCGGCATCGGGATTTCAAACGTGACGCACACTTTCATGAGTTCCCGGATTTTTTTGTCCATGTGATGGTTGCCGATGCATATGATCGGATTCATGGTCACGTCTTCCAGCCGCTGCTTCTTTGTTTTTTTCGGGCGCATGAGTTTGATCAGCGTGTTGATGCCGCCCTTGTCGCCGTTGTTCATGCCGTCAATTTCGTCCATCACAATGGCAATGCGCTTGGGTTTGCGCTGAAACATGGACAGCACGCTGTGCTCGCTCATGTTGTGCTTTGTGAT